CTTTGTACTGGAGTGCCACTTTGGTCATAAAGACCAATTACTTGATTCGCATCAGTAAAAGCAATATTTAAATAACTTAATTCACCTAGACCATTTGTACTTAATACCTGACCATTAGAACCAACAGCAGTGGGAAGAGTAAGAGTATAACTTGAACTTAAACTACTTGGCCCTTGTAGAGAAACTTTATTGGTATTTCCAGAATCGCTATCAAATTCAATTGCATTATCAGATATGGAAACATTACCTGTAAAAGCTCCTCCTGAAGTTGGCATTACTCCTGATATTTTGCTGGCACTTATAGCAGCGTTAGAAGCAACTTTTGCATTTGTAATTACTCCATCATCTATGGTAAAGCTTGAGCCAGAACCAGATACCGTAATATCTCCTTTATCTCCATCACTTATCCCACCGCCAGATATTTTTGCTACTGAATTATCGTCTTTTTTTAAAAATATTTCACCTGTATCGGTTCTAATGGCGGGTTCGCCTATAGCCAGATCACTAGCAGTTGGATCGCTACCACTTCCTCTTTTAAGTTTGATTTCATTAGCCATTGGCCTTTACCTCCTATGGCTAAATTTAATAACTACCACCATCTATGTTAAAACCAGATACACTTTCGTTTTCAAGGAAAGTCACAAGGTCTGAAAGGGCAACTTGTTTCATTACTCCCGCATCATTGCATACAAAACGGTCAGCAGCTGCCAGAGTTGTTGAAGTTGCCGAAGTATCACCATCCGTACAAGTATTTAATTCTGTAGTTGTCGAATTTAAACCGTCAAGTAAATTTAACTCGGTAACAGTGGATGTTAAATTTGTAAGCTTTGTAACTGGCAAAGTTCCTGTTATAGAACTGGCAGCAAGATCAAGAGCAATTTTAGCAGATTCAATAACAAGTCCACCATTTGCTTTTAGGTCAACAGATATTGTATTTCCTGATTTCTGTAAACCATCTGCTGTGGTAATTTGACCAGCACCTGAGAATTGAGCAAAAGTAAGGTTATTAGTCCCCACAACCGCTGATCCCTTGTTGCTAGTGCAAACAAAGCCGTTATCGGCATTTACAGTTCCTTGTTCAATAAATGTAAACATACCAGCTGCATCAGCCCCAGCAGCTAAGTCATCAACCCTTGCTGGTGAAGATCCGACTTTGTAAATACCATTTTCACTTGCAGTAGACTGATCTTTGACTAATACTCGATCATTTGTTGAAAGAGTAACTCCATCTAAAGTGTCTCCATCATTTAAAGCTGTTGATATAACAATGTTTCCTGTTGTTGCAGCTACACAAGAATCTTTTACATCTAAGCCTTGTGCAGTAGCCTCAACGAAGCCACGAGTTGCTGCATCTTGCGTATTTACAGGATCAGCTAAGTTTGTTATTGTCTGAGAATTAAGGCTGACACTAGCTGTTGGAGCAGCCATTTGATCTAATCTATTTGTTCTAACACCTGTATCGAAGTCGCTGATTTTCGTATGCAGAATCGAAGGAAGATCGTCTGAAACAGCAGCTCGAAATGTAGGGGCTGCGGCACTTCCAGAGGTAGGGCCAGCTAAAATTGTATTTGCATTTACTGTTGTATCTTTATCAAAAAACTTACCCTCGCCTCCAATAGGTTCAATAGTTGTTGCTGAACCGTTCGCACCCCCTGTTCCAATACCAATGAATAATGTTTTACTTCCTTCTGCAAAGGCCAACTCAGCATTTGCAAGACTTGTTGGTGCTGACGATCCAGTAGATCTTTTTATTCGTACTGTGTTAGCCATTTCAGAAATTACCCCCGTCGACGAGTGTTAGTTTAGTAGTTGTTGCATCTGCTTTAAATGTAGCAGAAGAAGAGTCATAGTAAATAACAGACCCATCTACTTTGTTAACTTCATTTAAATCAATACCTTTAGGACCTTGTGGTCCAACTGTCGCCACTGTAACAACAGTTGCATCACCTTCGTTGACTGTAACAGTGTTTCTTGTAGTTGTAATGTTTACTGAAGTCATGCTGTGTATCCTTCACTTATGTATAGTGTACCTTCTAAATAATATTCTTTAAGTCCAGATGGGTTTGTAAGTAATACATCATATTTTAATTCTGATGGGCTGAAGGTCGCTGTCTGTGCATCTGTAAGTGCAATATCAATAGTTCCAGTAGATCGATTTGTATAAGTAACACCAAAATCGGCATATTTTGTAGTTCTTGTTTCTTCCCAAACTTGTGCTTCTACTGTAAATCCAGTTAAATCTATTGCATTATTATTAGAATCTTTAAAAATTAATTGAATTGCATGATCGGACCTTCTTTGTACCGTCATGTTATAAAGTCCAGGAGTAACTGCCATTAGATATAAGGTGAATCACCAAGAATAGTTGTATTCCACTGAGCTTTTAATTCTGCTTCAGTTGTTGCAGCGTCTATAGCACTATCAGCAGGGGCATCTCTAAGTGCCTGTTTCTTTATGGCTACTTCTGATTTTTTCGTAGCATCATCAGCTTCTATAGCTCTTTGAAATTCAACATCAAGTTCTTGAAGTTTTGCTGTTCTAGAATTTCTAATATTATTTTTATGAATTTCTTTTGCTTTTGTCATGTCTGTTGAAATGATACTCATGCTCCTACTCCGTCTGTAAGGTTTGATTCACTAACAGTCCAAGCATCCCTAAAAGATCTATCTGTTGGAATATCAGTTATGGGTACTATTTTATATTTAACACCAGTTGGCACATCTTTTTTAGCAATTTCTTCGAGTGTAAATAAATTACCTGTATCTGGATTTATACAATTATCTGTTGGCGTTATAATACATATACCTCCTTCATTTTCTGGGTTTAAATACACAATTTTAGAATCCGAATTAGCCATAAATTTAATACCTTTTGCTTATATTATCAGCATTTTAACTGAAAAATGCAAGGCACATACGATCATTGTCTACTCTACTTGATCCTGTATTGTAACTCTGATTGGGGTCTTCAATAGTAACCCTACAAGTTGTAGCTGAATAACTACTATTATCAGTTCCCCAGCATCTATTATTTACTGATTGAATATTATGTGAGCCAACAGTGCAATAATTACTATCTCCCAAGCTTGGAAAATTAACATTATAACTACCTGTGCCGTTATCAGTTATACCAGTAACATTTTGCGAATCTCTAATCATTTGTGATTGGGAATTCTGACCATCAAAATTCACCCAAGCTTTACAAACTAATGCAGCCGTAACAGATGCTGCTGTTGTTTGACTCGTACCATCACCAAAAAAGACTGTCATTCTTTTGCCTCCTTAATAATCATAATAATTAAGTATTACCAAAAACTGCAACCCCTATTATTTTACAATCAACTCTACTTGAACCAGTGCCATATTGTTGGGTCGCATCTTCAGTTGTAACTCTAAAAGTGGTTGTACTGTAATTGTTGCTATCAAGACCTATACCTCTATTATTAACTGATCGGAAATCATGACTTAAAACTACTGTATAATTTGCATCTGCCATTGCAGTTCCAAAATTAATATTATAAGTTCCTGTTCCATTATCAGTAATACCAGTTACATTAAAATCATCTCTTTTTGCTACAGTCCCCTGACCATTAAAGTTTACATAAGCTTTACAAAATCTTGCTATCTCAGCACCGTTTGAATTTTCAATCTCTGGAGCAACTCTAGTAGTTGCATTTGTTTGAACTGTAGTTGCTTTAGTAGTCGTTGAGTTTACATTTGTTGAATCAACAGTAGTCAATCCAGATATAGTTGTAGCAGCTGATCCTCCAGTAGTAACGGCTGTTGATCCTATGGTTACAGTTGAATCTACTGTAGCAAAACTTAAATTTCCACTGCCATCAACTTTTAAAAACTGACCATTACTTCCAGCGGTAGATGGCAAGGTTAAAGTAAAACTTGTTGAAATTGTAGCTGGAGATTGTAAAGCTACATAATGTGTACTATCAGAATCAGAAAATCTTACATCTTTTTGTGCTAACAAAGTTAAACCATTTTGGTCAAAAAAGGCTCTTTCACTTCCTGAAAAAGTTAATCCAATTTGATTACTACCTTTCCTAAATAATCCAGTTGTGCTGTCTCCTAAATGAATTGAAGGTGCCGAATTTGTGCCATTTGGCAAACCTAAAACACCTGTTAAAGTACCTCCTGTTTTTGCTAAAAGTCCAAAATTTGTTTGACTTACATTTCCAAGAATTACAAAATCACTGTTTGCACCATTTCTTATTTTTAAAGTATCATTGTCGCTATCAATATGAACTTGATAAGCTGCTAAATTTGCATTACCAGAGGGATCACCAGATGCACTATTTAAAGTTCTTAATGATTCAAGTACATCTTTTATTGCAGTTCTAACCTGTAAGCCTGTACCGTTATCAGGTGAAAAGTTACTTGATGCTTCTTTCCCAGTAGAATTTACTCTTGCCATTTGTTAGCCTCCACGTCCATATCCTACAGCTGAATAGCTGAAATTTCTATTAACTGCAGAATTTGATGAATTTTTAAAAGTTATCGTAAAGCCACTACCAGTAATATTTGTGATTTCAAAAAAATCTCCACTAGCCATATTTTGAGCTGTAATACCGATACTAGGTGGATAAGCTGATGCACTTCCTCCGATTGCTGAAGTACCTGTAAAGAATGGAGCAGCAAAAACTACGTTTTTAGGGCCAGCTCCTGATGGTATTAATGTTGTGCTTTGTTCAGTCCTTGCTTGTAAAAAAGAATCAAATCCAAGTTCTGAAATTAAAATATTATTATTTTTACTTTCACTTTCTAGTTCACATTTAAAATCAAATGCTCTTGCTCTAAATGTACCACTTTGCACCTTATTAAATGCTGTATAAGTTGGTGAACCCGAAGGATCATCATTTGTTGTTCTAACAAATAAAGCTCCGTTAACAGTCTCTACCGTTGTTCCATCAATACTTTGTTCAATGTCAAAATTAGGTATGCTGTCCCATAAAGCGGATTCATTTTCACCACTACTTAAAATTATTGAATTAATTTTTAAACTAAAAACAGCCCCTAAATCTAAAGGACTTGCAAAACTGTAAACACCTGATTGGTTAGTATTGGGGTTTGAAAGTTTAAGAATATTTGAAGCTACTGTTAAATTTGTTTTTGAGCCGCTAAAGTTAGGATTTTCTCTTTGTGGTGGTAAAGCTAATTCTTCTTTTAAAGTTGGAATGGTAATAATTACAGAGGTTTCTCCAACACTAAAGTTTCCTTTTAAATCACGAAATTTTAAAACGTATTCACCTGATTTTGCTGGAACCACTGCCTCTGTTGATATTCCAGAAATTGCCTCAACTAAATCAGTAGAATTTGCAAAAGTACCAGTTCCATCTGTTCTAGGAGAATGTCTTATGTACACTTGACCTCCAAACTTCACGTCAAGAGAGGTGGTTTGAGTCCATCTAAGTCTTACTTGTTCATCATTAATAGGCTCAACAGTAAGATTTTGCACGTTTTCTGGTGGAGCAGAAAAGCCATCTGCTTCAAAAAGTAAAGTTGAAGCTGTGGGTGATGGTTCTCCTAAAGCGTTATATGAATATACTTTAAACTCATAAGAACCTTGTTTGGTGTTTAAAATTTCCAAATTACTTGAGGTTGTTTCTATTTGTGAAAAATCACCATCATTAACTCTGTAATAAACACGATATTTTGAAGCTCCGGGTACGTTTTGCCAATCAAGAATTATTTTTGTAACTGCTCTTTTATTTATTTCTATAATTTTTTCTTCAGCCCTTAAACCTGTTGGCGGAGACTTAATTTCAGTTAATGTTGAAAAACTTTTAATTGGCAAAGGTGTGCCATCTTCAACAAAATCATATTTTCCAGGATTATGACTTAAAGCAGTAATAGTAAAAGTTGAATCATCATTTTCAGATACTGAAATAACTCTCCATGTTGTTGTTTCGAGTGTGTTTGATTCTAAAATATAAACAGCATTAGGATTTGGATCTAATGAAAAAGCTGATTGAATAGTTAAAATATTATTAGATATATTTGTAATATTTTTTGTTTCTAAAGAATTATCTGGAAGCATTACTGACAAAGTAGGTGCCTGATTTAATGGTGGAATATCAGTATTTGAAAAATTATCTAAAGTTATTGTTGTTCCACTTGCAGATTTAATTTTTCCGCCCCTTCTTACTCCAGCTTTTAAAGAATCCGAAACTTCAATAATATCTCCGCACCTAACTGTAACTCCTGCATCTATTGTTGTATTAAATGCAATCGTTTCTCCTGTATTTTGTTCATTAAATAAAAACCATTTACCTAATCTTCTTGCTTGTCCTCTTGATGTTGTACCAAAAGCATTTATATTTCTTATAACAACTCCATACTTAGCTTGTGTTGCAGCATCAGCCTCTACTGTTTCTATATCTATATCTTGAGTTTCCATATCAAAATAAGATACATTTATAACTGTATGTCGTGTTTTTAAACTAGAGCCTGTATATGTAAATCCATCTTTTGTAACTGAAGCATTAGTAAATAAAAAAGTTGATGATTTAGGAGAGTCTTGACTAATACTTATTGAGCCTGAGTTATAAAAAGGCATTACTCGCATTACTGAACAAAGATCATTAATTAAATCAAATGCAGCTTGTTGTTGCGTAATATTTATATTTAATGCAAATCGTGGCTCTTGTCCTCCTTCTCCATCATCAACACTTTCTCCACAGTATTCACTTACAGATTTAAATGTAAATTTGTTTAAACTTGTTTCAGGAATTGAACAACCATATCGAGTATTGTAAAGCAAATCATACAAAATCCAAGCTGGATCTGTTGTCCATTCTTTATTAGTTTTAAAGTTACCATTCCAGACTCCTGAATAAGTTATTGCACCAGTTTGTAAATTAACTGTGGCATTATTTGGAATTTTTACTTTAATTCCTCTTAATCTGTAAACTCGATTTGGGACTCTTGGATGCTGTTCGGCTCCAAGTCTTAATGCTAAATGTGCCGTATTCGGATAAGCATTTTGTTCAAAAATAATATTAGTTGCGGAGTGAAAGCTAAAAGCGTTTACTAAAGCAGCATCTGTACTATCAGCAGTTACTCTTTCAACTCTTATTTGTACAGGAAAAGATGTTGTATCTGAAAAAGTAATTAAGTAATCACGAAAATAAGCATTAGTTGATCTTCCTTTAACTTTATCTTCAATAGCAGTAGTTGTAGTTCCATCATTTTCAATGGTTTTAATTTTTAATTCCACCTCTGTTCCGTTTATATCACCATCATCTTCAAATTTTTGCAAAGATCCAAATCTTATAGTAACTCTTACAGCATTTATATTAGTTGCGGTTACTGTATGAGTTATTGGACTTGATGTTGTAACTGCTGTCGCAATAGGATTTTCAATTTCAATATTTTTTATTCCCTTTATAAATGTCTGTGATGAGGTTCCAAGTCTAAAATCAAAGCCAGTATTTTGAAAGTTAAAGTCTGTATCTTCAACATTTTGCACTTTTTCAAGAAATTCAGCGTCAGTCAGATCAGATGCAATATTAAGAACAGGTGTTTTATTTAAGAAAATATCAGTTTTACAAGCTGTCTTATATGCAGCATTTGTAGACGCAATTCCTTTCTTATGAGGTGTTGCAAATCCAGCGATTTCTCCCTCTGAAACAACATCAACAATGGTAATAAACTGTTTACTTGAAAGAGCATCAGATGGAAGATCAGGATTACTTAAAGTTGTATTTTGGTCAAATTCTTTTATACTCATTAATTTTCTCCCTCAACTTGAACAGTATCAACACCATTTGAAACGGTAACTGACCCGACCAAAATTTCGCCGAAAACTAAATTTACTGGAACTCCTGCTTGACTGACGTTAGTTAGGCCAGTAAATGAATAGTTAGCTGCAAATGCAGATGGGTCAGTTCTATCCATATCTGAAGCTGCACTTCTATTTCCTGTTCTCTGTGGTGTAAGAAGATTATTTATTCCACCAATTATCATCTGTGTACCTACTGTTGTAATAAGTGTTGTTAAAAGTTTTGGTAATACAACTTTTTTAGCAACAAATTTAAAAAGAAAACCAGCAGCAATTCCAAAAATATTACCATGAACTAGAGGAATAATTTTTATATCAGCATCAGTTCTTAAACCAATTAAGTCTTGAGAAATAACTTGTTCTCCGCAAAGAATTGTGTAAGGTTGAACAGACATATGCTCTTCTACACCTTTAAAATTACAGTTTAAAAAACTTATAGCTTCTAAAGGACTTGCAACATTAGCCTCAAATTCAGATTGACCTAAAAACTTTCTTAATCTTCCATAAACAATTATTTTTTTCATAAATTTTGCGGCTCTATATGAATAATACTTTGTGTTGATGGATCTACAAGGTAAAAAGGAACATCTAAATAATTACAACTTGCAATATCATTATCACTAAATTTAAATTCGCCTTCTGGATGACTATGAACAATGCCTATAATTTCATCCACATTATCTTCACAGTTTGCCCAATCTAAAGGTTCAATAACAAAGCTATATTCAGGATGATCTTTAGCTACATTTTCACATTCCCAATATTCCAATTGATTATTTTTTTTTGCTAATATTCCACAACATTCTAAAGGATAACATTTTTCAGCATGGTTAAAAGCATCAATTTTCCATTGTTCCATTTTTATCTATTTAAAAATGTTGAGACTGCAGGAAATTCATTCCTAGTTATTTGTCTTGCTGGAACTCTTTTATTTTCAGTATCAAGAGTTGAAACTAATTCAAATTCTACGGTATCTCTACTTTCAACGCTTTTTCTGTCAATTACAAAAATTTCTTGAGGTAATTCATTTGAATTTGGGGTTCCAAAAGGATTTACTTGAACACCATCTTCATTAGGAGGAAAATTAACCGCATCAAGACTACTTGCTAAAACTCTAAGCCTTCTTACAGTTGCTCCTAATAAATCATTATTTGGAGTTGTTGTATTAACTATAATTAATAAATCTGTTACAGATAAAACGCTTCCATCTCTTGCAATGCCACCTAAATTACTCATTTGTAATGTTGGTCTTGGAATTTGACCTGACCCTGAAAACTCAAAACCACCAGCTGCAATAGGAAATCTTTGATAAGTTTCATTTTGCCAAATTATATTTGAATTACTATTCATACTTGTTCCTGCATGAAATCGAAATACTGTAGGAACTGATGATGGATTACCAGTTGCATAATGCAAACCCTCAACAAGTTCTAATTTAAAAAGTTCTATTAATGAACTTGGATTAATTGATTGTAGTTCTGAAGTAGGTATTGCCATTATGGTTCATTTACTTGTGAAAAATTTAATGTATAGTTAACACGATTTTTATAAGGAACTGTTTTTCTTCTATTAGTACAAATTACTTTAATAGAAGAAGTTTCATCAACTGGAGTAAAATCAAACGGTTCCATATTTGCGTCAAATCTAGCATTTAAAAAAGTATCTAAAGTATTTGCATCTGTTTTTGATAATTCATATTTATAACTAAAATTTCTTAATCTTTTATTTGCAGGTAATCCATAAACAAGACGTTGAACATAACCATCACCCAATTGAGTTTCAATATAATCTTGTTTAATATTTTCTGAGCTATTATAACTCGGTTTTATATTTGCAGGAAAAGTCGCCATTAAGCTAATAAACCTCCACTTCGTTTTTGTTTAATTAATTCTGATTGTATAGCAATTGCTATTTGCTGTCCAAGTTCATTACCTTGAGCTTGATTACCACTTACTTCTGTATTATTAGCATCTACATTTACAACTATATTTGTTGATCCACCCATTGCATGATTTGGAGTAATATTTCCAGAAGCACGAGGAGTAAAAATTTCAGGTCCTCGCTCCCCAACAATATAACTTCCTCCTTGTTTAACAGGGCCTCCATTAGCTTTAAATAGACCCCCTAAAAATCCACCCAAAATACCTTTATTTTTTCCTCCATCACCAAATACAGCATCACCTATGCCGCTAAATAAATTAGATAATGCTCTATCCATTAATTTATTTTTCAAACTATTTAAAACATTGCTCATAGCTTGACCGAAGCTTTGTGTTCCGTTTATTGCTCCTTTAATATTTTCAACTAAACCTTGTTCTAAAGTATCACCTAATTCTTTTGAAATATTTACTTGATCTTTTACTTTTTGATTTAATATTTCTTGCCTGTCAATTTGATAATCTTTAAGAATTAATTTACTTTTTTCAAGACGTAAACCTTCATCTTCTATACCCATAACTTCTTCCATTTTATTTTGAAATTCAAATTGTCTTTCAAGAAGTTGTCTGTCAATATCATTTTCTTGTTGTTTTATTTGAATTCTTTGTCTTAAAAGTTTAATACTATTAGCTGCTTTAGAATTATCTGAACCTTTTTCAAATGTTCTTTCTTCTTGCTTTATTCCAGGACCAGAAATAGCTTTTCCACTTGCTGTATCATATGTAAAATCACCAACTTTATATGTTTTATTTTGTTCCATAATTTTATTTAATTCTTTCATAGATTCGTTTCTTTTATCTAATTGTTCAATTTGTAATTTTAAATCAGCAATATCTTGATAAATTAAACTTTTTCCACGTTTAGCATTTTCTAATCTCGCCTGAGCTGCTTCTAATTCTTTTTGTTTAACTTCCATTAAACTTTCAACTTGTTTAGATGTTCCTTCTTCTAAAACTTGTGTTAATTTTTTTTGTTCTTCAGCTTGTTTTTTATAATGTCCAATTATTCCAGTAATAGCTAAACCTACTGCTGCAATTGCTGCTACTACAGGTCCTGCAAGTAAAACTTTTAAAATAACAAATTTTTTAGTTAATACCGCAACCGTGACAGACATAGCTTTTAATATTGGCATTAAAATAGTTGCCGCAGAAATAACTGCTGTAATACCAGCTGCAATTGATATAAATTCAGGAGGTAAAAAATTTAATACTTTTGCTGTTATTGTTAAAACTTCTGTTAAAGCTTTTGCTGCAGGCAATAATGCAGAACCAACTGCAATTTGTAATTGTTCAACTTCATTTTGTAAATTTTTAAATACTTGTGTAGGATCATTTTCTAATATTTTTTTTAAATCTTCAGCACCACTAGAACCTAGCTTTCTTAATGCACGTATTACAACATCAGATGTAAGTTTTCCTTCAGCAGCTAATTGTTTTAATGCTCCAGTTGAAACATTAAGTTCGTCAGCTAAAGGTTTAAGTATTAAAGGAACTTGCTCTGAAACTGATCTAAATTCATCTCCAGCTAAACGACCTGAACCTAAAGCTTGAGCTAGTTGTCTAAAAGCATTTGATGCTTCAATAGCTGTTGAACCTCCTAACTTAGCAGCAGTATTGAATCCAATAAAAGTAGTTTCTATATCATCTAAGCTAACTCCAAGTGGTTTTAATCGAGATGTTATATTTGTTACACCCTCTAATGCTTCTGAAGCACTCATACCAAAAAGTTTTTGTCCACGAGTAGCTATAGCTTGCGCTTTTGAAAATTCTCCTGTTTGTTCAGTTAAAATTTTTAATCTTAATTCTAATCTTTGAAAATCTGCAGCAGTTTGTACTGATCTTCTACCAATTTCTAATAAAGCACCAGCAGCTAATACTTTTCCTAAAGCATTAAATCTTTTTGTTATTCCACCAGCTCTTTTATCTAATTTTGCAAATTCTTTTGCTGACTTATTAGCAGCTGCATTAATTTTTTTAAGCTTATTACTGGCTTTATCAACAACATCAATAATAACGCTAGAATATGCCATAAATATAAGTTTTTTATTAGTTTACACGTTTTATTTTATTTTATCCAATTGTTCTTTTTCAATTTCCCATTTATTTTCATAATAGGCAGCAAAAAAAACTAATTCAGCCTGTGTTAGCTCTTTTCGAAGTCTGCTAACTGTCATTTTCAATTCTGTTGCTAGGAAAAACTCAAAATTTAACCAGTTATCCCCTTTTAATCGTTTTTTGCTTCTTCTATTTCAAGATCACCGGCTACATTAAATAAAAACAATTCCAATGAATTTAAAACTTCCTCTGGTATCTCTCTTTGTAGTCTTATTGCATCTCCAGGCATAAATGCTTTTGTGCCATCTTCAAGTTCTGCCATTTGACAAAGCATAGCAGTTGAAGCTTTTAAAGCATCAGCATTACCTTCTTTATCTTTACTCATGTTATTTACCCTTACCCTGTCAGATCTTGTTATAGGTTTAAAATAAAGATCAACTAATTTCGAACCATCTTCTTTTGTAAGAGTAAATTTTCTTCTTTGATTAAGATCAAAGGCACTTATTAAAAGATCAACAGTGCGGGTTTCTTTTGCTGTTGTCATAAATTAAATTGCAAAGGTTACATCACCACTTACTTGAAAGTTTACTGTTTGAGTTGTAAGTTCGCCAACAGTAGAAGCCGCACCTACACCTGTAACAATTCCATTAAATGCGTATTTTTTAGCACCTGATGTATCTAAAAATAAATTAAATGAAGCATCTGCTGGATCTTCACTTGTATTTATATCTGCTAAAAGTTCAGCAGTTGCATCACCTGAGGTAGCTGTATATTGAACCTCAATAGTTCCAGTTGCACTTTTTAAACTTCCTACATATTTTCTTGACACGTCTCCGTGAGCAGTACATTCAAGAACATCTTTAGTTAAATCGAGAGTCCATGCTGTAGTACCAACAACAGCAGATACTGATCCCGATCCATTATCAAATGAAACTGAACCTTCCTCTCCGCGAACATTTGCCATAATGAAAAAGAAATTTAATTATAGTTTATCCTTTTTTTTGATTTTTTTCTACTTTTTCAATTTTTTTTCTGGCTAAGGCTGATTGACAACGTGAATCCCATAAATTAGGATTTCTTTTTCCTTTTAATTGCTCAATAATATCAAGCATTTCTTCAGTTATTTCAATCATAAGTTTTCAAAAATTTCAAATGGAATAGACATTACACTTTGAACAAAACCTTCGGGTGCTGCATTTTCAATTATTGCTGGACCAGTAGCTGGATCAAAAAAAATGTCATTTAGTTTTACTCTATTGTATAAATCTTTAATTCTTTTGGCTAGTGTAAAATTGCTTCCTGTACCAACACCTATTTTTGTAAATATATTAAAAGTAATTAAACCAGTCAAATTATTTGTACTATTAGAAGTTCCCCCTAAAGTTATATATTCACTTCCAGTAAATTCAATTAAACATTGAACAAAGTTTTTACCTGGACTCGGATTAAATGGTTGATTACCAAAAACAACTTTTGTTGGCGGAGCATTCTCCATTTCATCAATTAATCGCTGTTCTATATCTTTTCGAATTGTATTTAAATTTAATGCAGCCATTAGTTTTTACTTTGAGCCTTTTTAACTTTTCTAGCTACAAATTCGACTTCTTTCAATGGCCAACCGGCGCTTCTATTACTATCTCTTGATTGAAATGTATTATTCCAGGAAGGAGGAGTATTAGTGCCAAAACAAACTGCTTCTGCATAAGGTAAAGGATTAATTAAGCTATATGTATTTCCAATTTTTTCTTTTTGATAATTTATTTTAAAAGCAGGTATTATTGCAGATTTATTTGCATTAAATGGACCACCTTGAATTGGTGCACTTCTTTTATTTTCAGCTAATTGCCAATTCATTCGAAACCTTCCGGTATCGACAGGAGAAACTTGCTTTATACGAGAATCTAAAGTAAAAACAGCAAAACGAATTAAAGCTTCATGTTCTTCTTCAAAAAATTTACCAATTTGCTGAATTTTAATTTTTTTCATGCTCTTAAATAAATTTCATATTTAATATTTTGATTATCATTTTCATCTGTATAAATACGAATTATTTGATATTCAATTCCAGCAACCAAAACTCTATCAGTTGTTGAAGGAATAAAAGATAGATCTGAAGCAGCAATAATTAATAATTTATCATTTTCTTTTATTAATTCATTTGTTTCTCTTTGGTTTACATTTTGTAATATTCCCTTAATTACAGTTGTTTCAATAGTTTCACTAACTGTTCCCGTAGATGCATTATAAATACCAGATGTAATTTTTTTAAAAGTAATATTACCGCCAAATTTATTTAAAACTTTTGAAGATACTTTTCTAGCAGCTTTTGAAAGTTGTGACATTATAAACGATAAGCAATAACAGAACCACTAGCTAAAGTAAAACCTGTAATAACTCCACAGATTTCGCAACTAGCATTTAATGTAATGCTTGTATTAGCTCCATCAATGTTTTGTGCAGTTAATGAAGCTATAACTGTATCTTCATTAGCTTGAATTTTTGCAAATCTTCCAGTTATAGCTGCAGTAGATTTGATTATTGTTGCTGAAGGGTATTCGTAAGCCATAATTAACTCCTTTTTAATGCTATTGTAGCTGGCCCACTAATTCTAATGCCAGTTAGGTATTGTTCAATTATAGGTGGTATTCTGTTTGAACCGACAGCACCATAAAATCTAGGTTTTACATTTAAATTTCCAATCGATACTTCATTAAAATCTTCAAACCCACTTAAATCAAGCCCATCTTTATTATTATTTAAATAAACTGCTAAATGAATTTGTGCATGTTTTACGCGATCAGGTATTTCATCATCAGCATAAAAAGCCGGTTGTAAATTACTAGGATACAAAGCATTGTAAGTACTTGTATAAGTATATGGTTTTTTAACACCTGATCTCGGCCATTCCAAAGCTTGAGCATCATTTGTTCTTGCACCTAAAAATCTTTCTCTATCAATTCGCTGAGCAGCACTAAATAATGCCCGATTTTTTTGATCGGTTGTACTTGTTCCCCAAGCAACTATATCATCATTTTCAATAAGACCATCAATAAAAGCCTGAGCTGCAGTAAGCGTAACATAACTATTTGCTGTTGCGCTTCCTGGAGTTTGTACTATTGTTATTGCCATTTGATTTTGTTAATTTAGGCTTTACTTGAATTTTATCAGAAGATTGAGAAGCCACTTTTAAAGCAGCTTCCCTTTCTCTAGCTAATCGAAATGTAGCTATTCCCATTACTTTCTAAACGCACTAACAGCTGTTGAACTGGTAACTCTAAAAATAAAAGTTCCAGAAGTATCAGCAGTGATGTCTGGTTCACCAACAATAGTGACGCCAGAACCAGCAGTCAAAGTAAATTTATGAGTAGATGCTGCCTTATTGACAACTGTTAACTCAAAACATTGACCAACTTTGTTTTGAATACCAAGAGCTGTAATTATTTCAGCTGCAGTCGGTGTTGTAATAGTCCTATTACCTGTAGGTGTTCCATCAACAATTCCTTCAATCAACTCTGCAGTTGTTAAAGTCATTGCACCATTTTCCGTTTTGATAACTTTAGTTTTTGTAAGTTGACCAAAAGGAGGATTTTGAAGTTCGAAAATACTAGCCATGATTAATCTAATGGTGAAGTAACAGTAGCTCTTACAATACCAATATTTTTGGTTTCATAAACTTTTTCCCAGTTAGTTGCTGTTTCGAGCTGTGCCCTTGTTGGGTTTGTAGTTGTAACTGCCCATTTCAACCCAATAGGATGATAAATGTAAGCATGTTTAAATGAAACTACATCTTCAAATGCAAGAACATCTTCATCAACTTTAGTTACTAAAGCAGATTGTTCGCCTGTAGCTACGCTTCCTTGAGAGAAAAAATACACAGCATATTCCGTTGATGAACCTGACCCTGCTGAAGGTATATCGTCTGAAACAACAATATTCATTCCCATGTATTGAGGAACAGAAACATCACCATAAGCACCAGCAGAAGAACCACCAAAAGCATTAATAGTACTTGCTCCTGTTGCAGCTGTACCTAATCTTGCTTCTGAATTAGTAACATAATCTAATGCTCTTCTTTCTTTAAGTGCATAAAACACTTTTGAATGCATTGCGATAGTTGTTAATTTGTCTCCTTGATCTCCAAGTAAAGATTGAGCTTTAGCAACAGTACCAGCACCTAAAGCTGTTGGTGTGTCGCCTGATTCGGAATCAATACATAAATCAAATAATGCTGATGAACTACTATTTGCAGTTAAAGAACCAAAAGCACCCTGTAAACAAGAATACAAATCTTTTTGTTTTTCGTTGTTTATATAAGCACTTAATTTTTGTCTGATAGCAGCTATTGGATCAGGTGAATTTGAACCAATTTTTTGACCAGCAAGTTGTCTTGCAGAAAAAGCATCTCCTGAAGTAATAACAACGCCAATTTGGCTGCTTTGTTCAATTTTATTTGGAGTCAGTGAAGAACTATCATTTAAACGAGAATAATTACCGCTTAAATTTGCCTTATAAAAAGGGATGTTTACGAAATTTCCGCCATTTGGTGAGCTTAAATTTAGCTCAGGTAGAGGTGCTAGTACGCCACTTTGAAGAAAGCTGTCTGTTAAAGTTGTTTCTTCAATAATGCTATTTGCAAACACCTCTGGAACAATAATGTCCGCTAAAGTAGTTGCCATTTCAAAAAAAATGAAAAATTTACAATGATGAGCACAGCTCTCTAAATTTCAGCACAGCCTCAATTTAGCTTTTCAAATCAGCACAGCCGAATTTGTTATTACTACAACTATAACTTGAAAAATGTTATTTGTAATTTTTAGCAATTTTTTTTGCTTCTAACCATGCTTCACGTCCATATTTTTTATGTATTTCCATAGCTGCTGTATCTTCTCCATTAGCCATTCTTCTTAATAAAGTTTCATCAATTCCAGCAATATTTCCTACAGATTCAGATTTACCAATAGGAGCACCTGACCCAACTGGAGGTTGATTTTTTAAAGCCCATGTTTGAACTTTATCTTTTACTGCTTCTTGTATAGGCCTGCTTGTAAATCCATCATCTGACAAATAAACAACACTTCCATCTTTTTGAACTTGTATTTTATCTCTGTCTAATTTTCCCATTGCATAATCTGGATCATGAACTATTTCAGATAAAGCACTAACAGCCGGTGTAACTAATTTTAAATCTTTTAATTCATTTTTTAAATTATTTATTTCTATATCTTTTTTTTCAATAGCTTCACGAAACTGTTCTTCTCTTTTATTTAAAGCTTCTGTATATTGTCCTTTTTCTTCTAATCTTTCTTGTTCAACTTTTCGTTTAAATTCAATAAGTGCTTGAACATCTGTACCTTCTGGAAGATTTGCAACAGATTTTGCATTTGAAGTTATTTTTTGTTTTTCTTCAACTACTTCTCTATTTTTTTGTTTTAATAATTCAATTTCTTTTTTTAGAGAATTTATTTCAGCTGAAGCATCAACAGTTGCTGCGGGATTTTCTTCTGACATATAAAAAATTTAAAGTAATCCTAATATACCTTGTTTTTAAAAAATTAGCATTTCCAACGTTTTAAAGCCTTATTTATTCTGCTATTAGGATCATTTGCTTTTTTACTACCGGTTAATTTTTTCTTCATTCCTTTCATACGACTACAAAATGATTTCCTCCTATTTGCTGCTTTACTTCCAGGCTTAACTTTTCCTGTAACAGGTGCCTGTAAATTTCCTCCTGTTGCTTTATTATATTTCGCACGGCCTTTAGCAGTAAGACCACCTTTTTTAGATTTATCAGCCTTTTTAAAATTTACTACTTTTCTTTTTGTTGTTTTTTTCATTTTTTTGTTTTTGTTTTGCGTTTACGTCGCATTTGAAATGAAATTTTCTTTTTGCCTGTTTTAGCTGCGGTAAATCTTTTTTTTTCAGCTGGTGATAGTTCAGAAAGAGTTTTAGGAGTTTTACTTGAAACACGTCTAGTAGGTCTGCAAGCAGGATAACCTTTTCGTTTTTTTTCAGATTTTTTTCTGCCGCAAGGTTTACCAGTTTTTACATCAACCCATTTTTCTTTAAACCAATCGGTCAAACCACCTGGAGCCCTACTTTTTTTTCTTGCCACGTTTAGCACCTTTTTTAGTTTTTGCTTTTGGCTTATTAACAGTAGTATAACCTCCTCCAGCTCTTTGATATGCTTGAACTAATTGAGCACTAGCATAAGCACTAGGCCAACGTTTAACACGAGCTTTAACTCTAGCTTTTACACGAGCATACAGTTCCGGATCTGTTGGTTTGTTTACCTTTGCCATTATTTTTTAACAGCTTTTTTTTTTCCTTTTTTCTTTTTAGGTGGTCTCCCAACCATTTTTCCATAAGTTCCCTTACCTGCCGGCATAATTTTAAAAGCAACTATTTATAGTTTACTATTTATTTCTTTTTTCGTCTTGTTTTTTTCTTTTTTTTACCCGCTGTTGATAAAGCAATAGCAACCGCTTGTTTATGTGGTTTACCCTCTTTTTTTAACATTTGAATATTTTTTGAAATTATATTTTGTGACTTCCCTTTTTTAATTGGCATTAGCTTGTCTTAACTCTTCTAATGTTAACGTTGATCCGTCTGATCGCACAAATTTACGAAAAACATCTGTTGGATTATTAGTTTTAAGTTCAGATCTATATATTTTTGATTTTTCAATACCGAATACTTTATTTTGTGTTTCAATATCTTGTTTACTTAACCAAACTGCATAATTTTCGGAAGCAGGAACTAATTTTCCTCGATTAGATAATCCTGTTTTTGAAGGTCTTTGTAATCCTTCTTCTAAATCATCATCTTCCAATCCAAATTGTTTTAAAAAAGAATCTTTAATTATAGGAACAATAGTTGATCTACAATTAAAATGTTGAGGAGGTTGAGGACCTTTACCCATTTTAAATACCTGACCATCAAGCCTTCCACAAATAGCAGAAGTTCGACTATCTAAAGTTGCTACATATTTATATCGATCAATCATGTTAGAATTTGCCTGAAAAACACTATTAATAGCTGAATTACTTACTTGATTAATACTTGTTCGAACAATAGTATCAATTTGATTATTTGCTAATGTAGTGCCAATTCCGCCTTTAGCTTTTATTTGAGCAAGAGTTCCAGTAGCTTCAAAATTTAATTGACCGCGTAATTCTTTAGCTATTTGAGCAGTAGTATTATTTGATAGTAAACCTGTTCTAATTGTATTTTGTAAAAGTTCAGTTTGAGATGCAGCAATTCTTCTAAATGCAGTTCTTACATTTACACCATTAGGTAAATTTATTACAGCACCTTCGCGTGCGGTTAAACTAAATTTAGGAATAGTACCTGTCTGAACTGCAAATTCTTCAGGTAATGTAAATACATTTATTTGACGCGGGTCAGTATTAACAACACTTTGCGCAAATTGGGGACTTATTTCAACTGTTCGAACTGCATTTTTTGTTGCTTGGCTAGGTAATACTTTTTTTAATTGTTCTTGTATAAATTCAGATTGTAATTCAGCTAAACCTTGTAATTCTTGAGTAATAACTAATGAACTACTTTCAGCCCAAGTATCTAAACTTTCTTGTAATTGTAATAACAAAGTTCTTTGTCTGTTTACAGCTGCAGGAGTTAAAGTAAGTTCACCAGCTTCAAATTGTTTTAATTTATCTGTAATTCCAACAATTATATTATTATATTCCCGGACTATTTTAAGAGCTACGCTATTTTCATATCTATTTAAATTTATTGCATTTCGATATAATGCTTCAGGTATTTGTTGTTGCTCTATCGCCATTATTCATTTGTTTCTTGTTGATTCATTTCAATTAATCCACCTTGCATAGTTTTGCTTAACATTTCTTCAATATCTATATCTTCACTTAATACTTCACCTTCAATTAATTTTTTAAGAAGTTCTTCTTGATCTATAATTCCTTGCGCATAAATTTTTAATAGAGCATCTATTTGCTGCGGTTCTAAACTTGTATCTACAAAATCTCTATTAACAAAACTTGTACCAGCAACACTTTGTTTTTCAAATTCAGCATGAAACTTTAAACAATTATCGATTAAATCTTGAATTTGTTGAGATAAAACCATCATTGTAGAATCACCTTGCGATCTATCAATTTTTTTACTTGTAGCTGTTTCTGCGCTCATTTTTTGCCCAAGTATAGCTGCCAAACCTAATTCATTAATTTGATATTCTAATTTATCAATTCTTTCTTTTTGTGCTGTAAAACTATTTCCATTAGGTTCAATATAACTTGCACTACTTCCTTCAGGTAAAGATAATGCTTCACTTGGACCTGCACTAACTTCTTCAGCTGCAGCTGGAAATCCAAAAAATGCAAGCATTGGAACTGCACTTATGTGTAATTGATTATCATAATCGCTTTGAATTTGATAACTTTTAATGTTTAATTCAGCAATATCTTCTAATGGTGGCCTACTTTCATAAATACCAATTTTATTTGAATAGGCAACTGAAAAAGGTATAAAGTCTAAACTTGTATTTCCTTCTTCAACTTGTTTAAAATCACCATCTTTATTACGTTGAAAAATTTTAAATGTTCCAGGTTCCAAAACTCTTATTTGTTCAACTGTTTCTTCACCATATAATCCTTTAGGTTTTATTATTCTTTCAGTTAATCTTAATTGAGTTAATTTTCTTAAACCATCTTTTATTTCAGTTCGCCAGCCAATAATATCTCGTGGTGTGTATGGAATCCAATAAGGCCTTCCACCACTTGAAGGTGCATCAACTAAAACACCGACATGACCATAACGAATACATAAACGAGAAATATTATATATAAAATTTGTTAAATTATTTCCTTCAAGGTCAACATCAAATAATTGTTCTTCAATTCTCTCAGGTACATCAATTAATCGAACTGGTTTACGCGTAAGCATACCAGCCAACATTCTTTCCATTCTTACGTAATAAGGTGGGCAAACAGATCTACTTAAACGCACATCATAACTTTCATCTTCTTCTCTTGGTTCTTGCTTTAAATAAATTCTTGCTTTACCTCTAATTTTACTGGTGCCTTCAACTAAATCTTCAATAAGTCCCCAATGACTTTGCATATTTCTCCATGCCTGATTTTGTTGTTGTACTTCAGTAACTTCTACTTCAAAATTAGTTATTTTATTTGTGAAAAAAGAACTATACATTGTTTTATTTTAATAATATCAGGTCTTTAATAAATTCTAATGCCTGTTTTATTTCCTGCTTTACTATAAATCATATTGAACTCTCTGTAGCATAAATATCCCAAAGCGTCATTAAGGTGGTCATATCCGTTTTGTTTATCTGGATCACCTGTTTTTTCATCATAGCTTTGTAATTCTAAACATTCAATTAAGCGTCGGCAACGGGCATAAATCGCCATTCGCACCCGTCCTTTAGAGTTTTCCAGGAGTGCTTGTAAGGTTTGAACTCGGTCTTTAATTGGTGGGTTGCTTCTGAGCGCCATATTTGTGAATCCATAACTTTGCAAAATAGCAATATCAGTTTTGCTTGCGTTGATTGTTGATCTATTGGCACCACTAGCATCTGGATAAACTAAAATCTTATTTCTACCATAACGTCTAACTATTTCTCTTGCCAGAGCATCAGTATCAACTTGTTTTGTAATTTCATCAATAATAATTAATTTATCTCCGGTTGTAATACAAACAACTGCATTGCAATTCATAACGTTAAAGTCAATTCCAATTTTAATAATTTCGTTTTCAATTGGAAAAGGTAATTTATCAATTACATGCTTGCTTCGATCAAATCGAGAATAAACAGCTCCTGTAGTTAGGTTTACAAATTCACCATTTAAATATGCTTTTATTAACTGAGGAGGATAATTTTCTTCTAATGAAGGAATAAATGTTTCAGGTAAAAATGGATTATCGCTTGTTTTTCCTTTTATTAATCTTGTATCTTCTTTTTTATTTTTTTCAAATGTTTCAAACGCCCACCCATGACCCTCAGGAGTTGTTGTTGCATAAAATTGCTGAATATTACCCGACCTCAATCTGGCTAAAGCCATATTCATAGCTTGCTCTGCGTCTCTTTTTGGTACTGTATCAGCTTCATCAAATCCCACTGCACATAAGTTTTGTCCACGTAAACGTTGATAAGTTAAAATTGTACGCAGCAAAATAGTATGCGTACCTTCTTGAAACGATAAAACATATTCAGGTAGAGGACTAGCTCGAAAAGTATATGGTATTTCCCACTCTTCAAGTAAATCATTCATAGTTCGCATTAAAATGTCACGGAGCATTGGACTTGTAGGTTCAAAAACCGCAGAAATATGTCCAACATTCATGGCTGCAAGCATAAAAGATTTTGAAACCAGAGCATAAGTTTTACCCGCACCGAAACCACAAACTAAAGCTAATTTTCTGTGTTGAATATCTTCACAAAATTTTTCTTGATGCGGTAGTAAATTATTTCGAATTTTAGTTATAACTTCATTTGCAGAAGGTAATTCATATAAACCATTACCACTTAATACATGACCCTGCTTTAAAGAATCTAAAAAACTCACGAGCAAAGATCAGCTAATTTAGCTGCAGTATTTATAGCTCCCAAAGCAATATTAAATTGACCGGCATTTCTTGCTTCCATTTGTAAGGTGCTGCATTGAGCTAATAAATCGGCAATCATTTGAGGTCTTTCAATATCCCAATCTTTTTTAATTTCATCTCTTGCTTTTTTTAAATAATTATCAACTGTAGCTTCAGACACCCCCCAATTTTCCCTAGCGTATCGTAGGCAATCAGACCTTCTACCACCACGCGCAATGATACGAGAAAGCTTTTGTACTCTGACATCTATTTCAATTTTACTTGATTCAGCAGCTGCCATTAATTAATTATCCTTTTGAAACCAATGTTTGTATATTTCTAATGCTACACGCTGAGTCATAAAAGGGGGAACACTCATACCCATTACATACCACGGATCAATATTTAAAAAATTAAAATCTTCCGGAAAAGTTTGTATTCTTTTTATTTCATGAGAGTTTAAATATCTGGGTTTATTCCAATAAATTAATCCTTGTTTTGTAGTGACAGTACGCGAAGGTAATCGAGGATTTAAAGTACTCATATTAAAACAATGACCTTTTGGGTGAACAGTTGAAAATGATTTACCTGGCTTTACTTTATACCAAAGTTTTTTTAAATTACCATTAATTAATTTTTCTTCAGTATTAGGTTTTATTGTTTCAAATGCTTCCGCAACAGAAATTGGTGCTTCATTAAATACAGGTTTAAAAGGTTTTAAATTTAAATCCAATCGGCGTGCAATAAAAAAAGTTCTTTCTCTTGCTTGTGGTACACCCATTTTTGCAGCATTAAATAAAAATAATTGAGTTTCATATCCAGCTTTTTTAAAATCTCTAAATATTTCTTTTACATAACCACGAGCATTTCCGGCAATTAAACCTTTTACATTTTCAGCAACAACTATTTTTGGCTGTAAAATTTTTGCTGTTTGAATAAAATGAAAAAATAAATCATCTAATCTTTGATATACTTGACCTTCTCTAAATTTAAATTCAGTACCCCATCTTTTTTCACGCTTGCCTGCCATGCTAAAAGTTGAACAGGGTGGTGATCCATCTAAAATATCTAAATTTTTTAATTCACCTGGAATGTCGGAAAGTTCATTAAATTCTTGAACTCCCATTAAATAACTAAATTTAGGTTTATGGTTAGCTCTATAAATAGCCATCATTTCTTTATCAATTTCAACACCACCTAAAACATTAAAGCCTGCAAGTTTATAACCCATTGAAGAACCACCGCCACAATGAAAGCAGCTAAAAACATTCAAATTATTTTTTTTAATATCTTTTAAATCAGATAAGTACCAGGCACCAATTTTTTTTTCAATCATTTTTTATTATTAAATTCAAATCCGCAACGAGGACAGGTATTATCAAATTCACTAAATTCTGCTTCTGCGTGTTCGCGGGATCCTTCAAAATCTTTTATTTCACTATTGCCTAATAATTGTGATAAATCATCATCATCAAAAAAAGGTTTTAAATCATAATCCATAGTTAATTCTTCTAATACTTCTCTATCCCATTCCGATAAATCAGAAGTTCTATTATCAGCAATAGCTAAACCAACTTTTTGATCTTTAGTTAAATTGGTTCTTTTTACTGCAATAATTTCATCTCCATTAGTTTCTATAACTTTTACATTTTTTACTCCGGCAGCCTTTGCACCTTCAATAGTTCCATTACCAGCAATAATTGTATTATTTTCATCAATAACAATTGATCTACCTGTACCAAATTTTTCTAATGATTCAGAAATTAATTTAGCTGATCGATCAGTTCTCAATCGAGCATTGTTCGGATCTTGATTTAATTCTTGGATTGAGATCGTGTTTTCCGATTTTTCCTGCATAATCTAATGATTTGTCTATTGATTTTAATTGGTTATGAACTGATAATATCAAGTCTTTTTGAATTGGCATCTTTTCTTCTATAGCATTATCACGAATAGCTGCTGCTATTACTTCAGCTTTAAACAATAATTTTTTTAAAGATTTAATCACTGGTTTCTGTCTTTCTGATGTCATTAAAAATACCTTTTGAGTTGTTTAACTGTTGTTTAACTTTAAGAATATAACTAGGAAGTTC